TAACAGGTAATAGTGGTTACATATTTGACTCAAGTGGATGTGGTGATGCTCAAAGTAATTTGAGAGTAATCAGAAGAGCTCCATGGGATACCGATACTTGTACATCAGCAGGTGTTACAGATCAATATCCTTGGTATGAAGTTAGATTAAATAATCATTTTGACAATTATGTCTCAACTACAGTCTCAACTGCTTAATAGGAAAGGAATAAAAGATGGCTATAAATAGAAGTGCTATAAGCAAAGAACTCCTTCCTGGATTAAATTCAGTTTTTGGATTGGAGTATGGTGAGGTTAATAACGAACATGAACCTCTTTATGAAGTAGAAAACTCAGACAGAGCTTTTGAAGAAGAAGTTCTGTTTACAGGATTTGGTGAAGCTCCTGTTAAACAAGAAGGTGCTGCAGTCGTTTTTGACGATGCTTCTGAAAGTTATACTGCAAGGTATACTAACGAAACAATCGCATTAGCTTTTGCAATTACCGAAGAAGCCATGGAGGATAACCTCTATGACTCTTTTGCTAAATTAAGAGCAAAAGGTTTAGCTAGAGCTATGGCAAGTACAAAGCAAGCTAAAGCTGCAGATATCTATAACTTCGGTTTTAGTGCTGCTGCTGCTAACCAAATCGGTGACGGAGTAGCATTTTTCTCAAATGCTCACCCAACTGTAAGTGCAGGTAACCAAAGCAATACTGCTACTGGTGCTGACTTATCAGAGGGTTCATTAGAGAATGCTATAACTTTAGTACAAAAATATACAGATGATAGAGGTATCTTAATTGGTTCTTCTCCTGTATCTTTACATGTACCAGTAGATTTAATATTTACTGCTGACCAAGTACTAGGTTCTCCTGGTTCTACCAATGTTCTAGCACAAACAGATGCTGCAGGAAACACAATTGGTTTCCCTGCTTCGGCTGCAGCTAATACTGCTGTGCTTGCTAACAGAATAAATGCTGTTAGACACATGGGTCTGATTCCAGAAGGGTTCTATTCAAACAGACGTTTTACTGATACCGATGCATGGTTTCTTAAAACTGATGTACCAAATGGAACTAAGATGTTTGTAAGAACACCTTTACAAACAAAGATGGAACCTGATTTTGATACTGGTAACCTCAGATTTAAAGCCAGAGAAAGATATTCTTTTGGAGTATCTGACTGGAGAGGTTGGTTTGGAAACCCAGGTGGTTAAACACCTTTAACTTTAGGGAGGGTAGTAAAATACTCTCCCTACTATAAGGATACAATATGACAACAAATATTAAATCAAAATCCGTAGCAGGGTCAGGAGTAGCCGTAACTACAAGTGCTACATCACGAATTGTAGCTGTACATGCATACACAACAGCAACAGGAACTATTGACATTACAGATAAAAATGGTAGTGTTATTAAATTTCAAGTTGGTGCAAGTAATACAGCAGATATTTACATAGGAGAACTAGGAGTAAAATGTGATGCAACAATTAGTGTTTCAGCTCCTGGAACAGGTTTAGTAACTTTATTTTTAGGATAAGTTATGTCAACTTATTCTTTTTTAACAACGGATTTAATCAATACTACGGAAAACGATTCTACAGAGTTTGCAGACCAGATTCCTTATTTTATTGAGAAAGCAGAAATACGTTTAACAAAAGACTTAGATGATTTTGGGTTAGACGTTTTTACAACTATTACATTATCAGCAAGTAATCCATTAGTAACACTTCCTACAGGCACAAGAGTTGTTAGGAATGTAAACTATACTACTAGTGCTTCTACTACAGGTGTCTCAGCAGGAGTTAAAGTTAATCTATTACAAAGAACTTATGAATATGCAATAGATTATTTTCCTTATGCTAGTGCATCTACAGGAGTTCCTCGATATTATGCTAGAAAAAATAATACTTCTGTATATATTGTACCAACTCCAACTTCTACATTATCAGGAGAGATACAAACTGTATCACGTCCTACAGCTTTAACTTCAGCTAATCCTACTAATTATTTTACAGAGTTTTGTTATGATGCATTATTTTATTCATGTATGATTGAAGCTAGTGTGTTTATGAAAAACTTTGAAAACATGACATTGTTTGAAACACGATATAAAAATGCTATTGATGGTTTACGTAATCAAGCAAGAAGAACAAGACAAGATGATATGCAAAGTGCTAATAGTCCTACAGGTGGACCTAATACTTTAATACAAGGATCAAACTAATGAAAAAAAAAGCTTTAGATCAAGCTCTAGCAGTATTAAAAATATATGTTCAAAATAATCCTGATGTAAAATTAGGAAAAGTTTCAGAAGTTTTAAAACAATTAAAAGCATATCCTGAATCTACATTACGTAGTATTATTAGAGACTTTAAACCAAAGCCAGAAATAGTTACAAAAAAGAAAATTGTTTCACCATCAAAAAAATCTCCTCCAAAGTTAACTGTAGTTCCTAAAAAACGTGGGGGAATGATAGGAGGGAATGAACTTATAGCTTCCCTATATGATAAGGTATAATTATGGACCCTAGAAAATATTTATTAAAACAAGCTACAAAGTTAATTAAACTAAATAACAAGTTTGAACTAGATGATGCAAACAAAAGTATAGCAGATAAAACTGCACCTAAACATTACATTAATTTCATGAAAGATTTTAAAAAATATGTAACTACAGAAGTTAAAAAAGACATTAATAATTTAAAAACAATGTCAACAAAACAATTACAAAATTTTGTAAAATCAAATTTAGAATCACCAAAAATAGTTTCTAAAAAAATACTTCCACAAACATCAAAAAAATCTCCTCCAAAATTAAAAGTTATTAAAGAGCCAATGACTGCAAATGAAAAAAAGTTAAGAAATATCTTTGATAAAAAACGTGGAGGAAGAATAGGAGGGAATGAGCTTGTATCTTCCCTATATACTAAGGTATAATATGGTTATGTTAAGAACAAATATATCACAACAAATTACTAAACCAGGTAATAAAAAAAATAAAAAGAACAAAAAAACTGGGATGCAATACCAACTTTATGGAGGTAAGGTATCTAATAATGGAAATAAATTTATTCAATCGTTCTATGATAAAGGAGTAAACTAATGGGACCAAGAACTAATTTACATCCTAACCCAAAGCTTTCTGACATTTCAGGAAAACCAACAGGTCAAGGATACGGAGCTGCTAGAAAAGGACCTGAGGTTCAAGGTCCAATTCAAGATGCAGTTGTTAATGAAGAATATCAACAACCAAAAGATTTTGCTACAGAGTTAAAACCTGTACCAAACATATTTGTAAAATAAGGGGAAACAAATGAAAGTAAGACTAGGAAAAATTCTACAAGGAATTATAAAACAAGGAGATGCTAATAAAGCTTTATCAGGTGTTATTAAAGGTAGAGGTGCTACTTCAACAGCTATAAAAAATAGTGCTGCTAACTTAACAGCTAATAAAAAACAGTTAGTTGATACATTTTTAAAAAGTAAGCAAGCTAAAACTTTATTAAGTAAAACAGATAAAGTAGCTACAGAAAAAACTGTTAAAAAAGGAACTGGAGCAGGCTCTGAAAAAATTAGAGCAACAACATCAACAGGACCTAAAGGTATGGGTGCTGCAATTAAGAATGCTTTAGCAGCAGGTAAAAAAGATCCTAGAGCAGTTATAACACATATTCAAAACAATTCATCCGTTAAAGTTAATACAGATACTATTTCTAATTTTATAGGAAAAGCAGCTTCTCCAGAAAAGAAAGCTATAGCTGAAAAAATGTTAAAAATTGCAAGTAAACCTTCAGGCAAAAAAGCTGTAGGACAAACAGTTAAACAAGAACAAAGATTGCCTAAGAAAAAAAAGAAAAAGGGTAAGGGAATGCAAGGCATGACCATTGGTAGTGGGGATAAACGTCCTACTAAACAAGGTGCAGGTCTAACTAAAAAAGGTGTAGCAAAATATAGAAGACAAAATCCTGGTAGTAAATTAAAAACTGCTGTGACAGAAAAAAAACCTACAGGTAAAAGAGCTTCAAGAAGAAAAAGTTATTGTGCTAGATCTGCAGGACAAATGAAAAAGTTTCCTAAAGCAGCTAAGAATCCTAACTCAAGATTAAGACAAGCAAGACGTAGATGGAGGTGCTAACTGTCATATTTAATAAGTAATATTCCTCATTTTAAATGTTGGGTACGTAAAGAGTTTACACACAATCATTTAAAATATCATGGTGAATTTTTACATGGAATAGCATTTGCAGTTAATACAATACCAGATAGATGTTTATCTTTTCAAGTTATGTTTACTGGTATAGAAGAAGAAGATAATATACATGGTGGTGCAATGTGGGCAAGAATGCCAATCACAGCATTAGTAGCAGATGAAATACTAGATGAAGCTCCAGAAAGAATGGATACACATTTAGCACAACCTTGGGATTGCTCATCAAGAACCCATACTGTAGTGAAGCTTGATTTATTAACAGCAAGTCCTTGGATGTGTAAGATAGATAATAAATTTTATAAAGGTAAGTACATGTTTACAGTTGATTTTACAGATAGTGATATAAGTGATTGTCCTGCACAACATAAACAAAATCATGTAATACAATTAATAGATGCAGGTAAATGGACAGGTAATATAGTAGCATTACCTAATAATAGAGTTAGAGCAACAAGTCCTGCTTTATGGGTAACAGGTGAAGGTGCACCAGATTTTAGACCTAGCCAACATATTCATGCAGCAGAAATACACGATAGTTACACAGACCCAGAAATAACATTTAACAATTTATATAAGGAGAAGAATAATGGCAGGAATGAAAAGTAAATATATGTCTAAAGGTGGACCAATGAAGTCTAAATACATGTCTAAAGGTGGAGCACTAAAAAGAAAACGTGGTGGTACTGTTAAACGTAAAACAGGTGGTAGAACTAAATAATGGCTAAACTTTGTCCAAAAGGTAAAGCAGCAGCAAAACGAAAGTTTGATGTATATCCATCAGCTTATGCTAATATGTATGCTTCTGCAGTTTGCTCTGGCAAAATAAAACCTGGTGGTAAAAAGAAAAAGAAAACTACTAAAAGAAAAACTGGTGGTGGTTTACGTAAATGGGTAGGAGAAAAATGGGTTGATATAGGAGCACCTAAAAAGAAAGGTAAGTTTCAACCTTGTGGTAGAAAATCTACTACTAAAAGTAAAAGAAAATATCCTAAGTGTGTACCACTAGCAAAAGCACAACGTATGTCAAAGTCTCAAAAGACTTCAGCAGTAAAAAGAAAGA